TGAAGGCGTTGCTGATTTCTTAAGGGTAATTGTATTGGCCATTTTAATCCTTTAGACTATGTGGATATAGTAACAAGAATTTGTTTTTAATTATATTAAATTTACCATTTACCTAATCGACATGTCGCTAGTTTTAGCTTTATGTGGTTATTTGAATTCTTTTCCAGTCCTGTAATCAAATCCAATTGCCTTTAAATACTCAGTATAGCTTTCTTCATCTTTAGCGGCTAACGGACCATATTCTAAACCTTTTAAAATATGGTTATGATAATTTTTATAATTATTTAAATTGCCTGATCCTATTTTTAGATTGATTGGATTAGTATGGTTATGATAATCTTTATAATTATTTAAATTGCTTGATTCTATTTTTAGATTAATTGGATTTCTCCAATTATCCTTACCTATACCTTCAAAATATTCTTCAGTTTTACCTAAGTGCCATAAAACATTTTCTTTAAGACAGAATATTCTAAAACCATTTGTCCAAGCTCTAAGACCTGTTGTAAACTCTTCGCCAAAAAAAGATATTCTTGGATCTGGAATAATTTCTTTGTAAAAATCACTTGTGCTAAAAATGAAGTGTCCAGATACAAAATGTGTTTCTATATACTCTTTTCCGATTCCAAGGATTAGTTTGCTCTTTTATAAGATTATCTATTTTATTTTTAAATTCAGCATCTGCGTAATTTGCAATACATTCAGCCCACATAGTCCATGGATATGGATCAGCTGAATGATAAGTCTCTACTCCTTCATAATTTTTTTCAAACCATGGAGTTCTTCCAGATATAATTATTTTATGACAATATGTTTCAGATATTAAATTATGATAATACTTTAATTTTTTATCCCAATCTTTCTTAAATCTCATATGACCATCAACTCGCATAACATAATGCTCATCTAACATAAGCCATGATGCAATTAACCAAGCTAGGCCCAACCCAAGACCATATAAAAATGTTAAATTTGCCGTTCTTACATTTGGAAATGAAGAAAAATCTTCAAAATTATCATCTAATCTTTGATTACAAATACCAACATATACATTTTCAGGCTTTTCTGCTTCGTTATATATGCTTTTTATAGTGTTTAAAAGATCTTCTTCTCTAAAAGCTGCAATTGCAATAAATATTTTTTCATTCAATACATTTACCATTTACCTAATGGACATGTCGCTGCTTTTAGCTTAACTTTCATCTTCATAAAACAACCACATTCTTTACACTGGTGAGTTACGGGAATTAGCCTATCGCAATCATTGCAGATGTCCATTCGTCTTACCGATTCCTCTTCCGAGGCGTGTTCGACATTTGGATTAAGCACATCCCATGGACGTGTTGTTCCAAGTTTCTTTTTATATTCTTGCCAAGGAGTCACTGTATTTCCTTAAGCAGTTGGTCCAATAAAGCTTGTACCGTCATATGTCCAACCGCCCATTACCTTTGTGCGGTCTTCACCTGACAATACAATAAGCTTAGGGTCTGACGCTAGCACTGCGCAAAGATGCTCATGAACTACTGGAAACGGAACCTTGACCGCTACTTCACCATCTATAACAAAGGCGATCCAAATATGATTATCTGGCTCATCATGTGGGTATGGTTGATTCGGTATTTGACTCATTTTTCTTCCTATCTATAAATTGATTTATTCATTATGAATATTCTATCACAATAGTGTAAAGAATTTTCCATTTTAATAACAGAATATGAATAGGTTGAATGCACAACATGATGTTCCGTCATTATATGCTATCCATCTAGAGACATGGCCTTCTCCACCCGCACAATAACTGTTGCCATATCCGGCGTTTGTACAGTGCGGAGCGCAAGGTTGGTCGTTGTAAGTTCCATTTATCCAACCGTTGCCACCGTCATAAGGAGTAACAAAATTCCATTGTGGAGAAACGCTCGGACAAGCATGAGTAGCACAATTTACGTAACCGCACCAACCATCTACATATGCCGTATCTCTTAAATACTCCCCACAACATCCATTGGCATACCAGCCCTGGAGCACTTGCCCATCACACGCTAGACGAACAAAAGTATCAAACGCCGGACAACCAGCACATGGATCAAAGAACGGTGGGAAGAATGGTGGGAAATAAGGAGGGAAAAATGGTGGGAAGAAAGGTGGAAAATAAGGAGAAGTAATTGCATAATCAATAGAAGATCCTAGTAGGATAACTTCTCCACCTGTTATTGTTGTATCTACCGTATTTAGAAGATCTAATATAGGATCAGCTTCTAATCTATTATAGCTAGTTACATTTCCAACTGTAAAACCAGCGTTAGTTATTATAGTGTTGGCATTGGTAGCAGATGTGCCTTTTGCTATTGTAGGCTTTATAAATTTTCTGGCTCCGACCTGAGCTGCCCACTGGAATTGTCATAAAATTAAACCTTTAGATCGCCCATTACTACCCAAGTGTTAGCAGCTAACTTAACTAGTGTAGCACCTGACCATCGAGCACGCAAACGATATCCAGGAGTTCCATTTACGGTAACTGAAGATCCAGCTATTGTTACTTCTCCAGTGCCAGCTCTTAAAAGATCTATTCTATCTCCAGCTGATAAAATATTAGATACAGTTACTGTTGTATCAGAATTAGACTCAATTGTTACTAGTTTAGCTAAATCTGTACTTTGTAAAGTATAGCTTGTAGTTTGTGCGTTCAGGGTAGAATTAAATCCTGCCCTAGCTGGACCAGATACTAAGTCAGTTGTAGTAATAGAGTTACTTAATGATAATTTAGAATAAGCAATGTTTGCCGAGGCACTGACCTTATTGTCGTTTATTCCTCCTGCTTTAACCATCAAGGCACCAGCATCCATATACATGCTGTTTTCATCAATTCGAACAACTCCAGCAACTGACTCTGAAGCGTATACGTGGTTTCCTGCGTTATACCCAGTAACTCTGCCGTTTTGGTCAATTGTTAAACCGGTAATAAAAATGCTTGTATTATTACTCGCATCAACAGTGACAGAAGTAGCAGCCAAAATTGGTAGACTGGCGTCATTAACCCAAGCGGTTCCATTCCATTTAAGGAAATCTCCAGATGATGGTGTTGCCGCAGAGACATCAAGAAGACCATCTAATCCAACAATAGGTCCTGGAGGTCCTTCTGGTCCCGTTGCACCATCTGCACCATCTGCACCATCTGCACCTGGAGCACCTGCAGCACCTGCAGCACCGTTTATACCGTTTATACCGTTTTCACCATCGGCACCATCGGCACCAGGCGCACCAGGAGCACCTGTATCGCCAGTTGCCCCCGTATCGCCAGTTGCTCCAGTGGCACCTGTAGCACCAGTTGGACCAACGACTGATGATGGAACCCAAGCAGTACCATTCCATTGAAGAACTTCACCACTTGATGGAGTTGCCGCAGAAACATTCGACAAGCCATCTAAGGTAATGTTGTTTGCACCAATCCATTTTTCACCATTGAATTGCCAAGTAAAAGAACCTACGGTATAGGTTTCACCGTTTGTTGGGGAGTCTGGGAAGTTAATAGCCATAACTGTTATGCTTCCAAATTATTATTTAGAGTGGAAAAAGTGTCGTTGTTGTCTTTCATGGCTTGGATGGTCGTTTCTGCCCATTGTTCGGCTTCTTCTTTTGTCCAGGGCGCACCGCCACTTGGGGAATCGGGTTGAATTATGGTATTGCGAAGAGTACTCCCCCTAACGATTCCTGTCTGTGTAATGGTGACTTTGTTTTGGTCGTCAACTTCGTATGTATATTCCATGATGTCTCCTTAAACCACGTATTCTATGATTACAGCGCCATTTGAACCCATCATGGGGTAAGTAGTGCCTGTGTATCCTGCTGCTGTTCCAACAGTAAATGAATAGACGTTTGATGGAACAACAGTAACTTGAAAAACCTCTATTACCCCATCTTGCCCACGGCTTGACTGTGCTTTAGTTTCAACTCTAGATTGGAAAAAGTCGCCTGAAAGCAATTCATACAGTGTCGATGCATAAGCAGTTGTTTTTCCTCCAACGCCTCCAGAGCCAGGGTACCTATTTTCTGCAGTAAGTTCTGACGAAGTAGAGCCACTACCTCCAGACACTCTTCCATCCTGGAAATAACTGTCATTAACAGTCTGTTCGTGGGACTGTCCTACTGTTCCACCAAGAGCCGTGTATGTTGTCCCACTAACAACAAAAGTTGTTGAGCCAGCAGTTCCTTCAGGAGCAGCAATACTGCTAACTGCTGAGTTTAGTTTAGATGTTGCCGTTGCCTGAGCAATACCGCCTGCCCCGCCTGCACCAATAAGTGTCAGTTTTATTTGTGTGACACCAGCAGGACAAGTCCATGTTCCGCTTCCGTTTGTTGTGTACTTTGCAACATAGATTTTGGGAGTTGTAATTGCCGCGGTAACAAATGCTGTTGTCGCTACTGCCGTAGTGTTATTTCCAGCCGACTGTGTAGTCGCAATTGTTCCTGTTGGAAGTGTCGGAGTACCAGTAAAAGTTGGACTATCAAGAGGTGCTTTTAGCCCAATAGCAGTCGCTGTCGTAGTAGCAAAGTTTGTGTCATCTCCAAGCGCTGCGGCTAGTTCATCGAGTGTGTTCAATGTTGCTGGGGCAGAATCTACAATTGCCGCTACTGCCGCATCTGTATAAGCAGTTGTAGCAATTTGAGTGTTATTCGTTCCAGGGGCAGCAGTTGGTGCAGTTGGTGTTCCGGTTAAGTCTGGGCTAGCCAAAGGTGCCTTAGTATCGATCTGTGTTTGAATAGCGGAAGTGACACCATCTAGATAACCAATTTCTGTGTCTGTGACGTTGGTGACTCGTGTCTGAATCACACTTGTATTAACAGCAATCGTTGGTGTTGCTCCCTCACCAGAGTTATTAGAAAGGATCACACCCGTTCCAGCAACCAATGATGTTACATATGAACCAGTTGTGTCTGTACCTAAATCAATAACATCATTGACCCAAGCAGTTCCGCTCCACTTAAGAAAATCCCCAGTTGATGGTGTTGCCGCAGAGACATCAAGAAGACCATCTAACGCAACAACAGGTCCAGTTGGTCCTGTGGCACCAGTTGGTCCTGTGGCACCAGTTGGTCCTGTGGCACCAGTTGGTCCTGTGGCACCAGTTGGTCCTGTGGCACCAGTTGGTCCTGTGGCACCAGTTGGTCCTGTGGCACCAGTTTCACCCTGAGCACCAGCTCCGCCAACTATTTCAACCCAAAATGAGTCATAATAAACAAAAGTTTTTCCAGTATCAGACTCATACCAGAGTTGACCAGCCAATGGTGATACTGGGGCTGTATCAGAGATAGTTGCGCCACCAATAATGGTTTCAGCTACCCAAGCGGTACCGTTCCACTTTAAGAATTGCCCACTTGATGGAGTTGCGGCAGAAACATTACCTATATCGTCTAAGGTATTAATTGTTGGTATATTAGCATTTATCCAATTGGTTCCATCAAACTTTAAGAATTGTCCTGTAGCATTTCCGCTAATAACTACGTCATCCATGTCTGTTGTTAGATCAAGTTTTCTATTTATCCATTTACTTCCGTTGTACAATAGTGCGTCTCCACTACTTACGGAACCTAACATTACGTCACCAGACAAGTTATCTAATCTACCAGAGATTACAACGGCAGTACTTTGAATTGCAGCATAGATGACAATTTGCATTTCGTCTTGATCTGGTGGAGTTTCAAAGTTTACAGTTACATAGTCCTCTGAATAAGCACCTAGTGAATTAGTGGTACTCCATCTAGCTTGTATAACTTCATGTGTTGCATTACTTCTTATTGTCACTACAACATCTGCTGTATTAAAGCCATGATAAATTGTAAAGTCAGTATTTGTACCATTACCTCGAGTAACAGAAATTGTTGTTCCTTCAGGTTGTTCAGGAAGAATACTATTTATCCATTTTCCTAAACCACTATCCCATATAAGAACTTGCCCATTTAGAACATTATTGGTAAGAACGTCTGAAAGTTTAGCCGTATTAAAAGCGCTGTTTATCCAAGCTGAACCATTATGTAATAAAACATTATTTGCTGTAGCATTTGAAAGAGTGACGCCAGATAAGTCGTCTAATGTTCTATTATTAATATACGTTACGGCATTTGAATAGGCTGTATTCCCAACTGTATCAGCATAAGCGCTTACGCTTGACGCCGAGTTTGCTATATTGGAAACCATGTTTGTAGTATAAGAGTCTGCTACTTTAATAACTGGCGTCATTCCTTCACCAGAATTATCAGTTATTGTTATACCGGTGCCAGAAACTAAGTTTGCCACATACTGACCTGTTGTGTCTGCGCCAAGTGCTACGGAATTAGAGGCAATTGTTGTTGTTATGGTTACGTTTGCACTACCGTCTATCCAAACATCACCAGTTACGTCACCATCTAAGATAATTTTTCTTTGATTAGTCCAGACTAATGCATTGCTTGCTGTGCCGGTTACGTTCCCAGTGTGTACTCCATTGCTATTTCCAGTTACATTACCTGTGACATTACCAGTTAAATTACCAGTTACATCTCCTGTGATATTACCAGTTACATTTCCAGTTACATTACCTGTGACATTGCCTACCAAAGCAGCCGTTACTTGGTTGAAGGCAACGTTTGCATTAGTGGCAACTGATTGAGGAATTGAGATAGTTGGGACTGAAGCTTCACCGGAATTGTTCGTAATTATTATACCAGTACCAGCGCTGAGGTGATCTACATAATCACCAATCGTATCTGTAGATAAATTAATAGCATCATTAATCCAAACAGATCCATTATATCTAAAAAAATCACCATTGGCTACGTTGCTAAGAGTAACATCTGTTAAATCATCGATTGATGCATTCAGTGTAGCTAGGGTAACAGTATTACTAATCCAGGCAGATCCGTTATATCTAAAGAAGTCACCATTGGCTGGAGTGGTTAAGGTAACATCTGTTAGATCATTTATTACTGCATTCAGTGTTATCGTTGGAGTGGTAGTTTCTCCAGAGTTATTAGCTAAAGAAATTCCTGTTCCAGCAACTAAAGAAGCAACATAATCACCAGTTGTGTCAGTACCTAAAGCTACAGAATTAGCAACTATAGTTGCAGTAAGAGTTACATTAGCAGAACCATCTATCGAAACGTTTCCAGATAAGTCACCACCTAAAGTGATTAATCTGGAATTAGTCCATTTTGCTGCTGAACCAGTATATGCATTTGCTGATAATACTTCTGTTCCATTGATCTTAATTACTTTTCCTGAAGCAAGATCTATATTTTCGGAAGAAGTCCAAGATCCAGTGCTATTACTCCAGTTGAAGGTTTTATCCGTAGCTCCTTTTAGTGTTATTCCACCACCATCTGCTGTTATGTTAGATGGTGAGGATACATTAGCAAGTTCAATGTTTTTATCTTCAACAAAAATTGATTCTGCATTTACTGTAACAGTAGTGCCATTAACGGTAAGATTTCCAGAAACTACTAAATTTCCAGAAACCTGAACACTATCCTCTGTTGTTATTTGAGTATTTGAAGTTTGAAGTAAATTTAAAGATGAACTAACTAATGCACCATTGCTATCTTTGAAGAAGAATACTCCAGAGCTAGGATCAATGGCTATTTGGCTACTAGTAATACTTGGATTAGCCACTATAAAACCTTTCCTTTATTTAGAAAGTTCCACCGTCTACTGTGTCACTCCATGCAGGTACTCCTGCTACAACTTTTAAGAATTGATCACTAGTACCTATTGATAATTTAGATAATGTGTTTGTTGCACTAGCGTAAACTATATCTCCAGTTGCATAAGTTGAAAATCCAGTACCACCCTTGCCAGAAGCAATGACTGTACCACTCCATGTTCCAGTTGTAATTGTTCCAACTGTTACAATGTCATCATCACCAGAATATGTTCCAGCAGCAACGTTTGCTAATATTGAGCTATAAGCTTGTACATTTGAGCCAATTGCTAGACCTAATGCAGTTCTTGCGCTATCAGCAGTTGTTGAACCAGTACCACCGTAAGCAATTGCTACAGCAGTTCCTTGCCATGCACCTGTTGCTATTGTTCCAACTGAAGTCAAGCTTGAAGTGACTACACCAGAACCAAGTGTTGTATTACTTAACACCGATGTTCCGTTAATTTCATAAACTTTACCAGAAACTAAATTCATATTCTCTGATGAAGTCCATGCATCTGTTGCATCAACCCAGGTAAGCGTCTTATCTGTTGCACCGAGAATTGTAATACCAGCACCGTCAGCAGTTATATCAGATGGTGTTGCAACATTAGCAAGAACTATATTCTTATCTTCAACAACTAATGTTCCAGTATTGAGAGTTGTAGTGTTTCCCTGAACTATTAAGTCCCCAGTTACTGTAAGAGTGTTTCCAATTGTTACATCATCTGGAAGACCAATTGTGATTACTCCAGTGTAAGGACCAGTTCCAGTACCAGAAACAGTAACCTCATTTGAGGTACCGGTTATTGATGTAACTGCAGCGGTTGTTAAGTCGCTAATTTGTGATCCAGTAATTGAAATTGCTGTATTTCCAGCAGCCGTTAAACGACCCTGTGCGTCAACTGTGAATGTTCCAACAGTACCCGCACCACCATAACCACCAGCTGAAACAGTTGTGTTAGCAATTTTGTTTGCAGTAACTGCTCTATCATCAATTTTTCCCGTAGTGATTGCTGCATCGACCATCATTGAAGTCGATATTGTGCTGTTTGGCAGTACTACAGTTCCTGTAAAAGTTGGACTTGCAAGTGGTGCTTTTAGATCAAGTGCAGTCTGGGTTGCGGTAGAAATTGGTTTACTTGCATCAGATGTGTTATCTACGTTTCCAAGACCAACGCTTGATTTTGTTACCGAGTAGTTAACTTTTGCATTTGCATCGTCGTAAGTAACTGTGATTCCATCTTGTGTGCCATTAGTTACTAATGTTCCAAAAGCATCTTGAGCGGCTTCGGCAAAATCTGTAACTGCTGTTGATGCAATTGAGATTGCAGTATTAGCAGCAGCTGTTAGACGACCTTGTGCATCAACTGTGTAATTTGGAACCGTACTTGCATTACCGTATGAGCCAGCTGTTACAGCTGTACTGTCAAGATTTAATGTAATTGTATCTGTCGTTGCAGCAGATGTTAAACCAGTTCCGCCAGAAATTGTAAAGGTATCACCAGCTGTAATTGTTTGACTTGATCCACCATCTGCTGCTGCTGTAAATGATTGTGCGGCTACAGAAAAATCGACCTTTGCGTTTGCGTCATCGTAGGTAACTGTAATTCCAGATTGTGAACCACCAGATACCAATGTGCCATAAGCGTCTTGCGATGCTTCGTTAAAATCTGAAACTTGACTTGCTGTTATTGAGATTGATGTATTTCCTGCTGCCGTTAAACGACCTTGGGCATCGACAGTAAATGTTCCAACGGTACCTGCGCCTCCGTAAGAGCCACTTGTAACAGTCGTGCTATCAAGATTTAAGGTTATAGTATCAGTAGCTCCTGCAACTGAAGTCAATCCCGTGCCACCAGCAATCGTTAATGTATCAGATCCGCTTGTAATCGTTTGATTAGATCCAGAATCTCCAGCTACAGTAAATGATGTAGCTATGTTTGCAATTGTATTATTTACACCAGATATGCTTCCATCAACATATAGTTTTGTTGCAGCATGGTTGTTTGCAGTTGGTGTTGCGACAATTGTTGTACCGCTAAATGTTTTGTTACCAGTTATTGTTTGAACGGTTCCCAAAGAAACAAATGCGCCAACACCGGCAATGGCTGGAACTGTATTTGCAGTGCCAGTGCCGTCGTCTCCATAACCATAATAAAGTGTATTGTCAGCTTCGTTATAAGCTAACTCTGCGTTCTTAAGAGAGCTTGGCGCACCTGCTAAGCCAGTGCCAGCTCTTCTTTTGATTCTTAATATATTAGCCATTTAAAAATTTCCTCCATTAATACTAAGTTCTGCGCTGTTATTACTCAGCGATTCAACAGACTTATTGACCCATTGAGACCCATTATAAATTAAAACATCCTTAGTTCCAACATTGCTTATAGTAACATCTCCTATGCCATTTAAACTGCTAATGTTTGACTCTACTTCTATTATTCTATCTTTAACAGTAAGATGAGAACCAGCTGGATTAAGCCCCAGAGTGGTCTGCAAGGCCTCTACAGCGTCGTTTAGGTTGGCATGCTGTTGATGGTGTGGTACTGTGTTTGAATTGAGCTTATCATTTGCTGTTGGATTTATCAAAACATCTAATTGATTTGGATAATTTGTTGTCATATATCTTCCTATAGGCTAATAATTTTTGTTGAAGTATTATTCCATTGTAACGCCATTGACGAGGGCTCTGCGGTGCCAGAAAAAGGTAGGCCTTCAGAATCATCTATAAAAGCTATTAACCTTGAATCGGAATCAGCTGTACCATACTGGTAAAAGACAACTGCATTAAATGCTGCTCCATCATAAAAAATAGTTAAGTCATCTGCGTCCAAGACCCCTAAATCATTAGACACATTAGTTAATGCTGCACTTCTATATTTTTTTGCTGCCGTTGGTATGATTGAAAGGAATTCATCAGAATTTTGATTTGGGGTATATAAAGAAGTATCTACAAAAGCAACTTTAAGACTATTTGCTGATAGGTTTATTTCACCACTCAACATGGATTCTTTTGCTTTTTTATATACAAAATTAGCCATCTTATATACCCACATCTTTAGAAACTGTTA